TGCCATATTTGTGATGTTTTTTAGCCACCGGAGCCGCCTTGGTTCGCTCTGACCAAAAAGACCGGCAGGACGCAGCCAAACGACGCTACGACGACATCAAGCGGCGTACCGGCGAACGCTCACGCAAAGTCGGTGCAGCCGGTCGCGACATCGGCAGCATTCCTCCTGTCAAAGACGCCAAGAGACGCGACGCCTGCCGGTCGTCATTCCGGCAGTTCTGCAAGGTCTACGGTGCTGAATCGTTTCCTCTGGCGTGGTCCGCTGACCATCTGACGGCTATTGCCAAGATTGAGGCGGCTGTGCTGCGTGGCGAGTTGTTCGCCTTCGCCATGCCTCGCGGGTCGGGAAAATCAACTCTGTCAATCTGGGCGTGCCTCTGGGCGTGCCTCTACGGGCACCGCTCGTTTGTGATGCTCGTCGGCTCTGACCAGGCGATTGCGTGCCAAATGCTCGACACGCTGAAGAGTCACCTGGAACAGAACGACCTTCTGGCCGAGGACTTCCCGGCTGCGTGCTATCCGGTGCGTGCGTTGGAAGGCATCACGGCTCGCGTGCGTGGTCAGACGTGCGAAGGCGAGCCTACGCACATGGGCTGGACGGCAGACAAGGTGACGATGCCGTGGATCGGCAAGGCTGCGTCGGCTGGTGCCGCTGTGCGTGTCGCTGGCATCACTGGGCGTATTCGTGGCGTGAGCCACACTCGACCGGATGGCAAGACGATACGTCCTGACTTGTGCCTAATCGACGACCCGCAAACGGATGAGAGCAGCGCAAGTCCGTCGCAGGTCGCTACCCGTGAACGCATCCTCGCCGGTGCGATCCTCGGGTTGTCCGGTCCCGGCAAGAAGATCGCCGGATTGGCAACCATAACCGTCATTCGTCCTGACGACCTGGCTGACCGGCTACTCGACCGGATGCGTCACCCGTCGTGGCAGGGCGAACGCACCAAGCTCGTCTACGAGTGGCCGACCGCAGATGAACTCTGGGGCCAGTATGCCGAGATGCGGCGCGAGGGGCAGCGCAGTGGCGAAGGCACCGCAGCTGCTGATGCGTTCTATGCCAGCCAACAGGCGGTGATGGATGCCGGCTCTCGAGTAGCGTGGCCGGAGCGGAAGCACGACGGCGAGCTCACGGCGATTCAGCATGCGTGGAATCTACGCATAGACCGTGGCGAGTCTGCCTTCATGGCGGAATACCAAAACGCACCACTAGCCGATGACATTTCGTCCGAGAAACTTGACAAGCGGTCGCTCGCTGCTCGTGCGTTGACGCTTCAGCGTGGCGTCGTGCCGCTGTCGCATCAGACGCTCACGGCGTTCATCGACGTTCAGGACAAGTTGCTGTATTGGCTCGTCGCCTCGTGGGGCGAGTCGTTCGGGGGTCACGTCGTGGCCTACGGCACCTACCCAGACCAAGCGTCTACGTTCTTTGAGGCAAAGAACGCCAAGAAGACGTTGGCACTGGCCGCCAAGGGTGCCGGGTTTGAGGGAGCGTTGTCTGCTGGGCTGGAGTCGCTGACGCAGATCCTGCTTGGCAGAGATTGGATGCGTGAGGACGACGTACCGATGCGAGTGCGTCAGGTGTGCGTCGATGCCAACTGGGGACAGTCCACCGAAGTTGTGCGGACGTTCTGCCGGCGTTCCACGTTCACGGGCTCTCTGCTGCCAACCCACGGCAAAGGCATCGGTGCGTCAGGCGGCTCGCTCACTGAGAAGAAGGGGCGAGGCGAAAAGCTGGGGCTCAACTGGGTGATGCGTCAAACGGCGACGAACCAGCGCTACGGCGTCTACGAAACGAACTTCTGGAAGACGTTCTCGGCTGCTCGTCTGCGGCTGACGCTCGGTGATCCAGAGGCAATCACGCTCCACGCTGGTGATCACGACATGCTCATTGAGCATCTGACGAGCGAGTACCCGGTAAGGACTGAGGCACGCGGGCGAGTGGTGGACGAATGGAAGTTGGACAACCGGCGAGAAAATCACTGGTGGGACTGTCTCGTTGGCTCTGCCGTAGCGGCGTCGATTGCGGGCGTGCATCCCGTGGCGACAGAGGCGGGAGGACGGCAGCGCAAGAAAGTCACAATCCCATCCGGCCCAGGCGGCAAGAAAGTCATCCAGCTAAAGCGACTTAAATGAACCAAATTACGCTCACCACCATCGATGGGCTAGAGCCTCGGGACATGGTGGCGATCACGACCAGGCTGACAAAGCCAGAGTCTGAGTTCCAAGGCGAGGTGACTGGCGTGCTGGTCGGCGAGGCAAGCAGCTGCACGCCGGTTGCGGTTTGGCATGCTGACGGTGCGATGCTGGCGTGGGCGTGCTCGCACGTCTGGCGTGGCATGCAGACGCTCGAGCAGTTTGTTGAGGAACGCTATCGGCACACTGGCAAGGCGACGGCGCTGACGTCGTTCCTGTTGGCGTCTGGCGTTATCAACTCTCGAAAAGTGCTTGCGGTGTTTTCTCCGTTTACGGCAGAAATAGCACGCAAGCTCAATGTCGCCGAGGTCGTTCTGTTTGAGCGACGTGGCGAAGAGTGGGTCGAAGTCTAACGGCACACCCGGTCTGAATCGCACAGCGATTCCCGTAGCGTTGCTCGCATGAGCGACGAACTGCGCCAGAAAATCGAAGAGAACGCATCCGGCCCGAAGCGCGTCCGCACTGATGCGGGCGAAGTTGAGGCACAGGATCTCGCATCGATGATCGAGGCGGACAAGTACCTGTCTGCGAAGCGAGCCGTGCAGTCGAAGACTCGTGGGCTGCGGTTCAACAAACTCCTGCCACCGGGCACCTACTACTAATGGGCTTGTTCTCAAACTGGTTCGGGCGACCGGAACCGACTCGGCAAGCGCCGACGCCGGCTAGGGTCATTCGTGCCCGGTTTGACGCAGCCGAGAGTCTGGACGACCGTCGCCACTGGGCAAATGCGGATTGGTTCTCGATGGACGGGGCACTTACGCCCGTCATTCGTCGGACGCTTCGCAACCGTGCTCGGTACGAGCGAAACAACAACTCATACCTCGCTGGCATCTGCGAGACGCTTGCCACAGACCTTGTCGGAACCGGCCCAAGGCTGCAACTCAACACGGGCGATCAAGAGGCAGACCGGCGAATTGAACGGCTGTTCTTCGATTGGTCGTGGCACATCAATCTGGCTGAGAAGCTGCGGACGATGCGTCAGTCAAAGCTGATTGACGGCGAGTCGTTTGCGATGTTCTTCACCAACCCGATGCTTGAAGGCGTGCAGCTGGACATCCGCCTGGTCGAAGCGGAAATGGTCGCCACGCCGGTCGGGCTCTACATCCCCGACACGACGCCGGAAGGCAGCATCGTTGACGGGCTTGAGTTTGACGACGTTGGCAACGTCATCGCCTACAAGGTGCTGAAGTACCATCCCGGCAGCAACTGGCAGGTCAGCAACTTCCAGTTCAATCGCATCCCGGCGAATCTCATCGTTCACTGGTTCACGCGGCAGCGACCGGCGCAGCATCGCGGCGTGTCCGAAGTGGCACCGTCTATCCGACTGTTTGCCCAGCTGCGTCGCTATACCGACGCTGTGATTGCGGCGGCTGAGACTGCCGCCGATTTCGCTGCGTTCCTGCACAGCAACTCGCCTGCCGCAGAGGTGGACGACGTCGATGCGTTTGCCGAGATGCCGATTGAAAAGCGAACGATGGTCACGCTGCCGGAAGGCTGGAACGTATCGCAGCTGAAGGCAGAACAGCCGACCAGCACATACGCGATGTTCAAGCGAGAGATTCTGAACGAAATCGCCCGTTGCATGCAGATTCCCTACAACGTCGCCGCGCTGGATTCGTCGTCCTACAACTACGCCTCGGGCCGCATGGATCACCAAGTCTATGCGTCCAATCAGCGTGTCCTGCGTGACGAGCTCGAGCGGCAGATGCTTGACCGCACGCTCCGCATGTGGCTTGACGAAGCCGTGCCGCTCGGGCTTGTGCCGCGTGGCCTGCCTCCCATGAACGAATGGAACTGGGTCTGGGTCTGGGACGGCAAAGAGCACGTTGACCCATCCAAGGAAGCGAACGCAGCGGAAACCCGTCTGCGGACGCACACGACGACGCTGGCTCACGAATACGCCAAGCAAGGCAAGAACTGGGAAGCAGAGCTTCGCCAGCGTGCCGCAGAGGTAGCGCTGATGAAGGAGCTTGGGTTGTTCGTGGACATCTTGCCAGAAGCGACTTACCAGGCACCACAGGACGAAAACGCATGAACTACATAAACATCGAAAGTGCTGTTGAGTTCGTGGCTGCCGAGGCTGGCGATGGCATGCCTTCGCAGCCAAGGAGGTTCGCCATTGAGGCGTACACGGGCTCTGCGATTCGTCAGGCGTGGTCTGCCGAGCCAATCGTCATCGATCTGGCTGGGATGAAGTACAAGCAGAAGATCCCGATCGTGATGGGCCACGAGTACACGATGGCGTCGATCCTCGGGCAGGCAACGAGCGTGCGTGCCGAGGACGGTCGCCTCTACGTCGAGGGCGAGATCCTCGCCGACTCTGACCTCGCCCGGCAGGTGACTGCCTTGGCTGAGAAGGGCTTTGCTTGGCAGGCGTCTGTTGGTGCCGACGTGATGCGGCACCAGAAGGTCGCAGCCGGCGAGCAAGTAACCGTCAACGGGCAGACCTTCATCGGTCCTGTCCGCATCGTCAAAGCCTCCAAGTTGCGGGAGGTTTCGTTTGTGACCTTGGGAGCCGATGACGCAACGTCGGCCCGCATCGCTGCCGAAGAAGCAGAGGAGCTACTCATGGCGGAATCCGCCAACGAAACGCCCGCCGAGGTCACTGAGACCAAGGTGGAAGCCACGGCGACCGTCGTCGTGGACGCCCCCAAGGTCGATGCCGCCGAGAGCGACGCGCTCAAGGCAACCATCGAAACCCTCACCAAGAAAGTTGACGACATGCAGAAGGTCATTGCGACTCGCGAGAGCCGTGCCCCGGCTGTCCACGTTGTTGAAGACATCCGCAGCGAGCGGGTGATCGAGGCGGCTCTGTGCCTTCAGGGCGGTCTGCCCAACGCCGATAAGGCGTTTGACGACCGGACGCTGGAAGCGGCCCACAAGGCTCGTCGGACCACCAGCATCGGCGAAGTGCTGATCGAGGCTGCCCGTGCCAACGGCTACACCGGCTCGGCTCGGATCTCGGCTGGCAATTGCGAGCCGGTTCTCAAGGCGGCGTTTGCCACGCAGGACATCAGCAACCTGCTGTCTGCCGTGGTCAACAAGTTCCTGCTCAACGGCTTCAACGCCGTCGAGAGCGTTTGGCAGGACGTTTCTGCTGTTCGCAACGTGAACGACTTCAAGGCGATCAACCTCTTCCGGTTGAACGGCTCGTTCAAGTTTCAGAAGGTCGGCAACGCCGGCGATCTGAAGCTGGCGCAGGGTTCTGACTACAAGCGGTCGCTGAACGCCGAGACCTACGGCATCAGCACCAGCCTGACCCGTCAGGACATGATTAACGACGACTTGAACGCTCTCTCGCAGATCCCGCAGCGGATCGGTCGTGGTGCGGCTCTGTCGCTCAACGAAGTGATCTGGGGCGAGTTCCAGGGCAGCAACAGCAGCTACTACCAATCGGTGTCGGCGGGTTCCGGCAACGCTCTGTCGTTCGACAGCCTCTCGGCTGCCACGACTGCGTTCCGCAAGCTGAACGATCCCGATGGCAACCCGCTGTCGATTCCTCCCCGCGTGCTCCTCGTTCCGCCGGAACTTGAGCTCACCGCTGCTCGTCTCATGACGACATCGGCGCTCATCGCTTCCTCGCTCGGCAGCACGTCGAGCAAGGTGGTCGAGCCGTCGGCGAACGTCCTGGCTGGTCGGTATCGGGTGCTGGTCAGCAACTACCTGACGTCTGCTTCGACGTGGTGGCTGCTTGCCGACGCTGCCGATCTTCCGGCTCTTGACGTCGTGTTTCTGAACGGTCAGCAGGCTCCGACCATCGAGCAGATGGCCCCTGACTACCAGAACCTCGGCGTGATGATGCGTGGCTACATGGACTTCGGCGTCACCAAGGCCGAGCCGCTGTCGTGCCTCCGCATGGCGACCGCTTGAGCCTAACGAATGCAAACCGTGACCGCCGGGCGGGAGACGAAACCCGCCCGGCGGCATGACGACTCAAACCTTCAAACCAAAGAAACGAGGTGATTTCCATGGGCTTTGCTCAGGCTTATCAGTGTGATCCAGACCATATCGACTACACGCCGTCCTCGGCTGTCGGCGTTGGCGACGTGGTGCAGCTCGGCGATCTGTTCTGCATCGCTGATCGTCCGATTCCGGCGAACGTCAAGGGTGCTCTCGCCGTTGAAGGCGCGTTCATTCTTCCCAAGGCGAGCGGCAGTGCGATTGGCGCTGGCGTTACCGTCTACTGGGATGCCACCAACAACGTGATCACCGCCACGGCTGGCAGCAACAAGCGTGCTGGCAACGCCATCGAGGCTGCTGCCTCGGGTGACGTTCTTGTGAAGGTGGCGATCAACTACGTCGGCTAGTCCCGTCCCGTCCCACCTGCAAGCCGCCGGCCAGCGCGTTTTCATCCTTTCCGCCTGGCCGGCGGTCTTGTAGCCAGAGGTGCCCATGTCCGACCTACTCGCCAGCGGTGCAGCGTGGCTCGCCGGTCAGTTGGCGGCGGGTGCGTCTCGGTCTGTCCGCTACTCTCGAGGTGCGGACTACGGAACGGTCAGCGCCACGATTGGCACAAGCCGGTTTGAGGCTCAAGGCACCAGCGGCGTGATTGAGCAGTGGGAGTCGCGTGACTTCGTTATCAAGGCTGGCACGCTCCCTTTTGGTGAGCCACTGCGGCATGACAAGATTGTGGACACGATCAACGGCGTTGACATCACCTACGAGGTGACGAGCCCGCGTGGCGTCCCGGTGTTCCATTACGGCGACGCATTCAGGCAGACGGTGCGAGTCCACACGATTGCCACTGCCGAGGCGTCGCAGGTCACTCCGACGCTCAGACGTCGCTTCTGGGGCTCGTTTGCTGCCGAGACGATTACGGACGCACAGATCGTCGCCAGCCTCGCTAATGACCTTGGAGGCTCTCGGGCACAGTCGAGGACGATTGCTGCACAGACTGCGTATATCTATGTCGTCCTGCCGACGAGTTTTGGCGTACCGACGTTTGCCGTCAGCGGTCTGACGTCGTCCGCCTGGGAGACGACGCAGCGGACGATCACGTTCAGCGGTCAGGCGGCGACGAGCTACGGCATCTATCGCTCAACGTATCCGATCACCGGCACCGTCAATCTGGTGGTCACATGACGCAGATTCGAGGCACTAACGTACTGGCTCCGGTCGTGCCGTTTGACACGACTGACCAATTTGCCACGCACTACGCACTGTACGGAAAAGGTGGATACCGCAGCGTTTCAAACACAACAGAGAGAGACGCGATCACGCTCCTACGGAGAGAGCCTGGGATGCTTGTCTATGTCTCTGCGACCGGACTGATCTATCGACTTGAAAGCGACCTGACGACGTGGACGGCGCTTGAACAATCAATCACAGACGGGGGCTCCTACTGATGGCAAACACTATTCGCATCAAGCGTCGGGCAAGTGGTGGCGGCACTGGAGCCCCTGCGAGCCTTCAGAATGCGGAGCTCGCATTCAATGAACAGACGAACGTGCTGTATTACGGCACGGGCACGGGAGGCTCGGGCGGCTCTGCGACTAGCGTCATCGCAATTGGTGGCAGTGGTGCGTTTGCCACGCAAGCCTACGTGGCATCTGCCGTGGCTGGCGTGTCCGTTGACCTGTCTGGCTACGCTGCGCTCGCTGGTGCGTCATTCACCGGCAACGTCGTGGTCGGTGGCAATCTGACGGTAAACGGCACCACGACGACGATCAACTCGACGACGCTGACCACTGCCGACAAGAACATCGAGCTAGCCAAGGGCTCAACTACTGACGCAGCTGCTGACGGTGGCGGCATCACAATTCACGCCGCGGCTGACTACACGTTTAACTGGGTGGCGAGCACCTCGGCCTGGACGTCGTCCACGCACGTCGATCTGGCCAGCAGCAAGGCGTACAAGATCGCCGGCACAAACGTACTCACGGCTACGGCCCTCGGTTCTGGCGTGACGTCGTCCAGCCTGACGAGCGTTGGCGCTCTGTCGAGTGGTTCGCTCGCTGCTGGATTCACCGCTGTTGGCGTCGGTCAAGGCGGAACGGGTCTCACGTCTGCCGTTTCTGGTCTGCTCAAGGGAAACGGCTCGGCGTACTCGGCTGCGACGGCGGGAACGGATTATCTCGATGGCAACTCGACACTTGACTGCGGGACGTTTTAAGCGTGGCGAACACGATTCAACTACTGCGCTCAACGACCGCTGGCAACAAGCCCGCTTCGCTTGTCTCTGGACAGATAGGGATCAACGAGGCGGACGGGCGGCTGTGGTATCGCGGAGTCGGTGGCACCGTTACGCCGCTGCCGTCTGTGGTGAGCTACGCAACCACGGCATCGTTCCCGGCGACAGGGCTGGCTGGACTTCTGTACCTAAGCTCTGACACATCGAAACTGTATCGCTGGGAATCAACGATATACGTCGAGGTCGCTTCTGTGGCGACGAGCGTGTCTGCCAGTGACATCACCTCGGGCAGGTTGGATGATGCTCGTCTTAGCTCGGCAATCGCCACTTATGCAGGCATAGCCACGGCGTGGAATCAACCATCGGCATCGCTGGACATTTATCCGCGTGGAGAGGCTGGCAGTGCAGGCATCGCACAGGGCTCTGGAACAATTTATTGGACCTTCTTCACACCTTCGGCAACGATCACCGTATCGTCAATAACGATGGTCTCAGGAACCACGGCGGCGTCTGGCCTGACGCTTGCGAGAATGGGCTTGTACACGTTTGACGAAACCACGGCCACGCTTGTGGCGCGGACGGCATCCGACACTACGCTCTTCGGCACCGTCAGCACCGCGTACCAGCGCAGCCTGTCTACAACTGGCGGATACCCAGCCACCTACACCCTCAACGCTGGAAGTCGATACGGGGTCGGTGTTATTTGCGTTGGCACGACCGCACCTCTGTATTCGGGCCGCTTGATGAACGCTGGCGTATCTGGCCTCACGCCGCGATGCAACGCAGCGTTGGCATCGCAAACCGACCTCGTCACGTCAAGCAGTTTGGCGACAGCACAGGGGCAACCGTGGGCGAGGCTAACGTGACCGTCACCACCACCTACATCGGCGTCGTTGACGGCATGCACACGTACGAAGTGCGTGACGATTCAGGCACGATCATCGGCTGCAACCGCTGCCCATACCCGCCATGCCCAGGCGAGGGCTGGGTGTTGGACGAGGCGAACTGCGTGTGGATTGAGGCATAGCCGGTCTTTCGGCGACCCTGTGCGGCGACAATCGCCAGCCGAGGTGCCGCGATGTCCAACACGTTCTCATTACTGCCCGGCCAGCTTGACGTCACCTTTGTGGTTGGCGATGAAGTCAATGTCGCCATTAATCTGGGCGTGAACATCACCGGCTACACGCTTCAATCGGTAGTCTACGTGGCGAGCACGGGCGGCTTCCAAGGTGGCGGCGGCGGCACTGTTTCGACTGTAGGTGCGACGGCTGCAACGCCAACGATTCAAGTGGTGACTGCGTCCACCGGATCGATCATCTGGAGTTTGACGGAAGTGCAGACGGCATCGCTGACGCCAGCGTACAAGTACCTCTGGTATCTCCGCTGGATTACGCCTAGCACGACGATGACGAGGACGATCTTGGCTGGCAGCTGTATCCCGAGGGCACCGGGCGCATGAGTGAGATTACAGTCTCGGTCGTCGGCTCAACCACGATCAATCCGACAGTTGGCAACGGCGACACGGTCAACGTCACGATTGCATCTACCGGCGAGCGTGGACCTACCGGATCGCAGGGCGCTGCTGGCCCTGCCAACTCACTGACGATAGGTACGGTAAGTCAGGGTGCTGCTGCTGCCACGCTAACCGGCACGGCACCCAACCAGGTGCTGAATCTGGTTCTCCAGAAAGGCGACTCCGGCACGCCGGCCACGAACATCGAGTTGCAGGCCACTGGCACGCACATCCAGTGGCGTCTCGTCGGTGCGTCAACGTGGACGAATCTCGTTGCATTGTCGGCAATCACGGGACCGACAGGCAGCACGGGAGCCGCTGGCACTCCAGTGGAGTTGCAGGCCACCAGCACGTACATTCAGTGGCGATACGTTGGCGGCACAAGTTGGACGAACGTCGTCGCGCTGTCGTCGCTTGTCGGTGCTACGGGTGCCACTGGCGCGACTGGACCGCAAGGACCAGCGGGCACGGTCAACCTATCCGACGAGACGCCGCAGCCGCTTGGCGTGGCGAATGCTGGCACGGCACTGTCAGCAGCTCGAGCTGACCACGTCCACGCCGTTGGCTCAATCACATACTCATCGCTTTCTGGCATCCCATCGACGTTTGCCCCATCGGCCCACTCGCACGCTGTGAGCGACGTGACGGGGCTACAGACGGCCTTGGATGGCAAGCAGGCAAGTGGCACATACGCCACGCTGGTGGGCGGGACGGTGCCATCATCGCAACTGCCAAGCTATGTAGACGATGTCATCGAATACTCGGCGCTCAGTGCATTCCCATCGACAAACGATGGCGGGAAGATTTTTGTCGCCCGAGACACGGGAAAAATCTACCGCTGGAGCGGCTCGACGTACATCGAGATCTCGCCTTCGCCTGGCTCGACTGACAGCGTGACGGAGGGCAGTACAAACCTGTACTACACCAACGCTCGCGCTGCTTCTGCGGCTCCCGTGCAGGCCGTCAACAGCAAAACCGGCGCGGTCTCGCTGACCTACTCTGACGTTGGTGCCGCTGCATCGAGCCACAAGCATTCACTCGCAGACATTTCACAGTCTTCTGCGACGAGCGGTCAGGTGCCAACGTGGAGCGGAACTGCGTG